CTTGGTTTCTAGTTAGTATAAATTTTTCCCCATTAGGGGCATCTGCAACTCTATCTATGGTGCTTTGTTTTATAGTGGGTTGACCATCAGGGTCTGTATTTACTTGGTCTACATATCTAAGCATAGTTTTGTATAACGTAGAATTTTCACCTGCAATTTCTTTAAGATATGCATTAGATTGATGACTCCCATCAAATAATCTAGCGGTAGGTCTATAAGTTAGGTTAGATGCATCCCATTCAATATATGCACCCCCACCATCATCCATCATAGGTTTATCAAACCACTTATTAGCCTCATCTCGTTCTTTTTTGGCTCTGGCTTCTGCCCCCATAGCACGAAGCTCCCAGAAGTTTTTACTTCCCCACGCTCTATCAAAAATTGCTCCTGGATCTGACATAATCTATATAAATTTTGAAACTACACTTGTTATTAAACCACGCCTCGCATTTTTTTCATTTGTTTTAGCATTTCTATACGCTTGTTCTTGAGCTACTTGCATACTACTTAATGCAGAAAGCCCCTCCATTGCTTTGCCTAATGCTGTATTAGCCCAAGCCCCCATTGCGAAACTTTTACCTATACCTCCTATTTTATCAGCAAACCTTGAAAGATTTGTTGCATTAACTATTCCTAATTGTTTGTTTCTTTGTCCTTGTGCATCTATCTCTCTAGCTTCAGCTGCAGTCGTCTGTATTCCATACCTTTCTAAGTTTCTTCTATCTATACCGGCTTGTCTATTTCTAGCAATCTCGTCTGCTCTTAAAGCTTCTTCAGTTGTGCTTTCCTCTATAGAGGCTAATAACTCTTGTTCAATTTGTGGACCACCAAGCTCTTGATAACTGTCACTTAACCTTTGAGAAATTTGTTCTTGTGCGCTTTTAGGATCAGAAATACTTGGTGTATCATTTTTATAACCTTTATATACTGTAGTTTGGTAGTTTGTTGGCATTGTACCCATACCTTTAGGTCCCTTACTAACATAGGTCTGCGCTCTCCTTATTGCACCTGTTTTTACTGGTAACATAATCTAATCACCCCCCCAGTCTTTAAAATTGGTGCCATGTTTAGCCCATTCACCCCCTATAGCCCCACCTATTCTAGCTATACCCCCTAATCTAGAAGAATAGTCAGAAGACCTTCTAGCCCCCTCACCAAGTATTTGCTGTTTCCCAAGGTCAGCTAAATTTATCATACCCATTTGACCAATACCTTGACCACCTTTTATAAGGTCTAAGTAACCAAGTTTATTCTGGAACTTCATATTCTGCCCTTGCTCAAAAGCACCCATCCTAGTTGCATACTCTTGTTGTTGAGTCCCCGTTAATAAGTTTCCTGTAGATACATCGCCATAACTTAATTTAGGACTACCCTGAGCATAATCCCCCATAGCTTTATCTTGTAATGTTTGTGAAAAGTCTTCTTCAATCATTCCGCGTAAGCCTCTTTTTACGGCTAAGCCCAATTTTTCTGCTTGCTCTGCATCCCTTTTAAAAGTACCCGCAGCTCTTTTTTGAGCTGGAGTCAGTTCAAATTGTGACCTTTTTGCTTTCTTTGATCTGCCCATAACTATAAATCCTTTCTATATGTATAACTAACTAATTTAAAACCGTGCTTTGGAGCAATTTTTTGCCAGCCCGGCCTACTTGTTTCAAACTCGATATTATCAGCTTTAAGTTCTTCTGCAAGCTTATCCAATAATTCATAACCATGTTTTGACTGGTTATATTTAGGGTCTTGATAAGCTGCCAAGACAAATAAGGTGGGACCTCCCCCAATGTTAGGGTGGTTCTCAGTAATAATAAATCCGATGTTTTCATCTCCTTCATAAGCTATATATAAATCTGCTTGCTTAGTTTTTAAACCAACATATACGTCTGCTGGTAACCAATCAGAATTACTTTTTTTAACTATATACCTTAATTTCTCCTCTATCTCTTCATAAACAAATTGTAAGTCATCTACATGTATCTTACTAAACTTAACAGCCATTTATCCTTTCTCCGATCCATACCTCCGATACCTTCTAGTAGGAGGTAACCCCACACCAGAATAAACAACTTTACGTCCTACTCCTATATCAGCTCTTCTAGCTTTTATTTCTGCATCTCGTACTGTTTGGGCAAATAGCCCAGCATAATCAACTGCAGCTTGTGGGTCTGACCAATCTCTTGATGGCATTCTAAGTAGTCTATATAAAGCACCAAAAATAATACCATCCCTATAATCGTCAGCTATTTCTGTAGCAATATTATTAGATGACCTAGATGGTTTTAATGATACATTCATAATAATACCACCTGCTTTAGTAGTATCTGGTACTGGAACCAACCAAAATAAATCTGGGGATTGTTGAATAAAATATTCAGGAGTAGAAGTATTATTAGCATCTCTCCATTTAGGTTTTCTACTTTCTAAGGCTCTAGGAGTAATAGCTTCTAAATCCTTACCATCATATATAGCCCAAATTATCTTATCTACTTTAGTACCTGCAGGTTGGTTAAACTCATATTCATATATACCTGCTACAGTACTTATTGGGTCTAACTCTTTTGTGTACACCGCTGCTTTTTCACAAAGCTCAATTGAAGAAGAACGTAACGCATTCTCTACAACCGTATCTGGGCACCCAGGTACGTAGGGTAATACATCTTTCATAAACGATTCAAAACTTGCCATTATGCACTCATTATTTGTATATCGGGTTTAATCAAAGCATCTATTTGTGCTTTACCTTGTACACTAACAGAAAATAACTGGTAGTGTGTTGCAGCTCTCTGGGCATTCCCAGCAAACTCAGCGTCTTTAGAAAAAGCTCTAAACAAAGTGTAATCGATAATTGCATTAGAATAATTATCTGGTACAGCAATTGTTGCAGAAGTATTAGCTAAATCTGTTGGTCTCTGTGAATACACAATTTCTACATAAGCATTTCCAGCTATTCCAGGGTATATGTAATAGTTCAATGGGTCATTCTCATCAAACAAAAAATGTTTGGGAGTTGTTCCATGAGTTGCATCTCCTGTTACAGTTGGGTCATGCCAGTCTGGATTTTGTGTATCTAAAATATCCCAAGATACTAATCTAATAGCCCTACTACCAGTAGCACCACCAGAAGCATCAGACATGTTTCTTATTACATTAATAAGTTTTAGTCCATCTGAAGGAATTGCTTGTTTAGTACCAGTAACTAACTGTACGTTAGCATGTAATGCAGTAGCTCCAGGCTGTACATTAGCTATTTCACGTTGGGCGTCATTAATATAATTTAACAACTCAGCTTCAGTCCACCTTACATTTGAAGTGTCCTGAAGTGTTCCTTCTACACGAGATAATAGGTTAGCGCCTGTTGTTACTGATGCCATTAGTCTTCTTTATCTACTACTATTTCTGCCCAGACTTCATCTCTTTCATCTGAGGTTATTTGTTCTCCAAAAACAGCTTTTATAACAGATTGTTTAGGTAATCCATCAGAAGTAAAACTATCTGGGGCTCCTTCATCTAATATCTGTTGCATTGCTGCTTTTAATAATTCTTCTCTTCCATCTTCTTCCTCAAGAGCAACCTCTTCAACCTCTTCTATAATTTCAACGTCTTGTATTTCAACTACTTCCGCTTCTATTATTAAATCAGGTTTTTCTAAAGGCTCGTTATCTTTTATTTCCCTAGCTCCCTGTTGAATTGCGGCATATCCTATGTCATCACCAACTTCTTTTGGTTCACCTGCATACAAACGTATGGAAGCACCCCATGTTGTAGATATATACATATCTTCATTTGCGACTATTTTCATTATTTCTCCTAAATTAAAAAATGAAGGAGAGCCACCCAAAGATGGCCCTCACTTCAACTAAGACTGGATTATGCGTAAGCAACATCAAGTCTAATTACACCAAAGTCCTCAACTGCGCTGTTATGATCGCTTTGGAATTTTGGCTTTCTAAGACCAAAGATCTTACCAATAGAGATACCATTTTGGTTACCGTAGTCAAAGTTATCTTCAACCATTTCCGGTAGACCGATATCAGCCATAGCAAGAGCTTGAGCTCCACAGAATAAGCAAGCAGCGCCATTGACGTCAGCGTCAGCGCCCCACTTGTATCCAGCAGATCCAGCGTTACTTGATGTTCCAGAAGTAGCTCCTGAAGTATCAAACACGTGCCTGAACTCATGTACCATTATTCCATCAACCATTAAGCTAGAAGATCCAGCAAACAAAGTGTTGCTAGGTCCTCTTACTCCAGCATTCCTAACGTTAGCTAAGAAATCAGAGTCTAGTTTAAGGTCAGCCATTACTTGTGGAGTTACGAAAAGGTGGAATACCTCATCGTTGCCTGCGCCTCTGATACCACGGATGTAGTTATCTTTAGCATAAGCTTTTAAGTCCACAATTGCGTTATAAGACAGTTTATCAGCAGCTACAGTAGCTGTGACATCACCAGCAACCAAACCACTAGTTGCATCCCATCTTCTATGTCTATTAGAAGTTGGAGCTGAAACATCACTACCAAAAGCGAGGTCTCCTAGGTTTTGGCCAGTAGTGTAAACTGGTCTTAGAGCACCGTTGTTTTTTTGCGTGTACGCGATACCAGAAAGCGATAAAAACGCTAATTGGTCTATTCTGTCAGCAATTGCATAAGCAAGAGCGTCTCTAGAATGTTCACGGAAATTAACAACTGATTTTTGATCAGCTAATCTACCAGCAAGTCTATTAGCAAATCTTAGTTGATCTAATTGAACAACTATGTCGTATGCTCTTAACGATTCTTCATTACCTTCTAGAGTGTTATCTCCAGTGATACCATCGCCTGTCATGTCAGCTAAAAGTGTTAAAACAGCTCTAGCTCCTTTTTCAGACTTAGTAAGTTCACTTATTCTTTGGACCATTGCATTGGACCCAGAACCAGCAAACTGGTTAATGAACGACATGTTACGAGCAACGCGCCAAAAGTCACGTGACCAAGCCGTTAATTGTTCGGAGGTCAGTGACGCGAAATTAGTATTAGCCATTGGGCTTCTCCTATATTACGTTACTATTACCTGCCAACTTATTGGGGTGACAAAACAACCCGTGTACCTCGTATCGTGAGGGTACGACTTCGCGACTTTAACGAATGCGACTTCGATCAGATTAACGTCATGATAGACGAACAACGTTTTTTTACCTTAACGACTAGGGCTAGATATCGTTCTAGCTAACGAATTCTTTATATAATATACAACTATTTACCCAAAGTCACCACGTAATCTACGTAAAGTTTCTTCTGGTAGTGCATTAAATTCATCTTCAGATAAAGCATTAACATCAAGCGTAGCTTCCCCTCTTTCAGCATTTCCTTGTCCCTGTAAATCAGGTGGTTGAGATTGAGAAGCTGCTATCTTCTTTTTAACTTCTGCTTTCTTTTTCTTTTGTGTAACAGCTGCATCTTGTTTGGCAACTGGTGCTTGAGCTAGTTCAGGAGTGTTAGCTCCCATAACATATCTTGTAGCTTTAGTTAAAGCATCTGCTGCTTGATACCCTTGAACAATAAAAGCATCACGAAGATCAATTACTTCGCTTGCAGTGGTTTCATTATATTCCTGACTATTTTCGTCAAGAATTGGGTACTGCTGTTCTATAGCTTTAGCTACTGATTGAAGTTCTACAGCTTCTTGGCTCTGTTGAACTGTTTGCCCCATTTTTTGTTGTACCTCAAATAACATCTGATCTTTTTCAGCATTTCTAATTTCGGTTCGTAACAATGTTGCTTTCTCAGTTTCTCCTTCAAGGACTAACTCCTGGTACTCAACTTCTTTAGTTTCAAAATCATACTGTGGTGCTTCAGCTTGTAGTTGAGCTTGCTGTGCAGCTTGCTCGTCTAGCTGTTTTTGTAAAGCTTTCTGTTTTGCCAGCACTTCATCTAATCTCGATTTAGGAACCATAGGAGACTTCTTTTTATCTTCTACTGCTTCAAGCTGTTCTGGAACTGCTCCATCATCCTCTGCATCAGCTGCTTCTGGGTCTTCCTCTCCCGCTTCCTCTCCGTCAGTCTCTCCTTCCTCAGTTGTAACAACTTCCTCTTCCGTCTCTGGATCCTCTTCTGTTGTTTCTTCAACTGCATCAGTCTCTTCTGAGTCTTCATTTACTTCCTCTTCTATTGGGTTGCCATCTCCATCTAAGCCAAAACTTAGATCCTCTGAAAAAGGTGACGCTTCTTCATCACTTACTTTATCTGCACCGGGCATTCCATCATAAGTAACATCGAATTGTCGTTCAGCCTCTTGTGAGGCCTCTACTTGTGGTTTTGCTTCTGCCATAATTTACTCCTATATTATTGCTTCATTGCTTCAGTCGCCATTTTAACGGCTGCTTGGGTTTCCGCCTGAGTTCTACGTACATCATTTGTGTCCGCAGATAAGTTCTGACGTACCGCCAATTCTTCTCTCTTCATTTGTAGCTCAGATTGTAACTTAGCTATCTGTAATTGTGGATCTATTTCGGCTATATCCTGAGCCTTAGCTGAATTAAGTTGAGCTTCAGATTGTGTCCTCATTATCTCTGCTTCTAATTTAGCTATTTCTAATTGTATTTGTTGCATTTGTGCTTCCATTTGGAATTGCATAAGCTGTGCTTCTTCTTCCGTTGGTGGTTCTTGACCAGTTAGTACTCTAATTCTTCTAGCAAGTTCTCCTTTTCTCTGTAAGTTTGAGTATTCTACAATAACATCATCTGGTATGGGAACACCCATTTGTTTTAATTCAAGTGCTTGTGCAAATTGTATATCATCAAAATTATCTCTAGCGGGGGCAGTTCCGACAATTACATCATACTCACCAAGCGTTAAGTTATTAATCACTATACCTTCAGGAGTCATTTGATTAACAACCATAGGTTCACGAGGTTTCATTGGATCTTCTTCATTTGTAACTTGTATAACTCTTTCTTCAGTGTAGAAATTTTGTATAAGACCTAAAACATTTTCAGCTAAATACTGTCTAGTCTTAGTTAAGTTGTCTAATGGCACTTGTATCATTAAAGCACCACGTTCTTGTTTAGCTCTGATAGCAACTCCAGACACTTCTGGTTTATCAGTACCTAACATAGAATCACTAACACCACTTATTTCTTTTATATTAAAGGCTGCTTTTCTAGCTATATTGTCTATTCCAGTAGGTATAGTATTAGAAGGGATTTTTGCCGGGGGTTCTGACCCACGGTTATATTCTAATACTAACCCCGTCTCTGCTCCATGCTCTTCCAAATCATCAGCAGTCATTCCTACTAATGATCCAGACTCTACCATCCAACCACTATTAGCAGTGGTGTTTACTATATGTAGTTCTTGAGAAGATATTTTATTTAATTGTTCTTGTGGGGATAAAAGATTTCTTACCATTCCAAATGGTTTACCTCTTCTCCAATAAGGGAAATAAGGGACGATTGTAAAATCAGAATATGGAGACCAATCATCGTGTAATACTACTTTATCTGCTGTAACTGTCCATCTAACTTTTTTATGTAATTTCTCAATTACATCTAAATTAAAATCTCTAGCAAACTTATTACGTTTTGTTTTTGACCACCCAGTTGGGACTTCTCTCATGTCTCCAGTTTCTGGGTCAACATAAAACTCACATAACATAAGTTTACGATGCTGTCTTTCTATAACTCTTATAGCTCTAACTGCTCCAACTTCTTCTGGGTCAGCTATAGGGTCTTCTCTATATTCAAGTCCTGTATTAACAGTGCCATATCTTTGTTCTTCATATTCAACAGAATCTATTCCAAAGCTTGAACCATTTTCGGCAATCACTCTTAACTTATCTGCTTTAGGCTGACCATATATTTCTTCAATGTCATCTGTAGTCATCCACCGAGTTTTAAATACTTCATTCCAAGATTTCGGGTCCCACTCTTTTGCATCTGGGTCTATTAAAATATCTAATGGGTCTTCCGCTTTTATTCTTATCTCACCTTCTACATGATCACTAAAATCCATTCTTATATCAAAATACCCACGGTCTTGTATAAGCCCATCTGTAAATATCTGGCTTTCAACCCAGTCTAATTTATTGTTATCTCCGATCTGTTTGAATAGTTTGTTTAAAACAACGGCTGTTTCTTCATCAGCATTTCTTCTCGGTTTAAAGTTAATGTCCATTCTTCTTGTGGACTGTTCACCTACTACCGTATTCACTGTCGGTAGTACAGTATTAATTGTAAGTGCGGGTCTGCCTTCTTCATCTAGTGCAGCTATATCTGCTTGATCCCATTGCTCCCCCCTATAAAAAGCATCACATCTTTTAGCCATATCTATATATTCTAGATGGCCATTATCCCTTGCCCTTTTATATCGGTCCCATTGGTTTTTACATATACGGTGCTCTTCTTCACCTGTGAGTTTCTTTTGTTTTTTATATCTAGGATCTGGCATTATGCTCTCATTGCTGTTTTACTTTTAATATCTTTTGCAAGATGTTTTAATTTATCTCTCCATGATGGGATATGTTCAACTGGTTCAACATAAGTTGCAAACTCAGCCATCATTAATCCAACCCATGCCAAAGCATCAACCTGGTCATCATGAACTCCATTTGGGAAACGTAATAATTCTGCAACTAGTGGACCTGTCCATATTTCATCTTTAGGTATTTTAACCATTCCTTGTTGCATCCTACCTTGTATTGCCCTCGCTCTTGCTTCCTTATCCCGCCTTCCCGGTTTCAAATCTTTAAAATAAGCCTCATATAGTTTACGCTCTCTTACCCTTTTTTCCAAGAATGGACCAAGGGCCATTTCTATATGACCTTTCTCAATGCCAATTATGGACGGTCTCCACTGTTCATACAAGTCTAAAATGCGTTCAACTATCTCAAAACCGTCAAATTTGCCCCGAACTAGATCAATTATATACATATAATCGTATTCATCTACTCCTATAACAATTCCAACTGAATAATCGTTCCTGTCTCTTTGACCAATGGCCAAGTCCCATGCACAGTAAAATTTCATTCTGCCGAGATCAATTTCGTCTGGTTCATAATACCTGATCATATCTCTTGTGAAATAATCACCTTCATCTGAAACTGGATTTTGCTGATACAGCGCTGACCAATCTCGAGGGCCAACGGCTCTTTTTATTTTTTCTAATGAGGGTAAATTGTATCTGTCTTCATGCAACGCCTCGCCTACTTTTCTAAACTCTTCATCAGCTTCTGCTATTGCTGGATATTTAACCACCTCCCATTCATCACCACCATCAGCTGCGCCTCTTAATAAACGTCCAGCTAAATCGTCATCGTGCCATCTTGTTAAAATTACAAGTATGCCACCACCTGGAGCGAGACGGGTATACGCAGTGGATGTATACCAGTCCCACACTGACTCTCTATTAAAATCTGATTCTGCATCTTCTCTGTTTTTTACTGGGTCATCAATTACAAGTACGTGAGCACCTTTACCAGTAATACCACCTCCAACACCAGCTGCTACATAACCACCACCTTTGGTAGTCAACCATGCTTCAACTGACTGTGAAGTTGGGTCTAATTTTGCTTCGGTGAAGACGTTCTTGTATAATGGCTCCCGCAGTAAATGACGGACCTTTCTACTGAAAGACATCGCCAACGATCCAGAGTACGAGCAACTTATAAATTCATGTTTTGGATTTCTGCCTAAGTGCCATGCTGGGTAAGCGATACTAGCTAATGTTGATTTCCCATGTCGTGGTGGCATAAACAACATTAATCTAGGAGATTTCCGATCAACTACATCTTGACTAAACTTTTCGAGGCGCTGGCAAATGTCTTTGTGTACCCAACCAGCAGAATAGTCAGGATTAAATCTCTCTACAAAAGGAAGGAGTCTTTTTCGTGAAAGTATACGTTTGGCTAATTCTTTTTGTGCCTTTAACGATGCGGCTTCTGCCTTTGGATCTTCTTCTTGTGGAGTTGGATCAGGGTTCGGGGCAATCCGCTCAGCGTCATCGGCTCGACAATATACACATAGACCATGTTCCTCCGAATACAATGTTTGCGGATGTAATTTCTTACAACGTGGACATTCTACTTTAGGTATTGTGCTCATTATTTACGTACCTTTCGGATTATAGGTACTTCTTCAATCTTATATTTCTCGGGTCTAAACCCAATAATTATTTCGTCCTTTTGACTCGGGTTATTTATAAAATTATAACCCGCTTTAGTTCGCATCCCCTCATACCCATACTTTTCTAAAAACTCTCTTTGTTGTCCCGTTATATGTCTCCCTTCTCCAGCCCCAGTTAATAACTCCTCCATTCTTTTTATTTTTAAACGTGAAGTAGGACCCCCAGCACTTTCTAGTTTTAGTCTTTTAATTTCTTTTTTAATTTCTGCCTGCATATATTTAGAAGGGTTATTAATATCAAATATTTTGTTAACATCAGAAATGTCTACATCATATACTGACCCCCCACGGATTGGGTGAGTAGCGTAGACTTCAGCTAACCCCTTATTTCTTGAAGCTGTATATATACCTGCTTGAAATGAACCCCCGCTTCCAGTTTCAGCTATTGCGCGGTCAAAAGAAGTTTCTAATTTAGATAGTCCTGAAGGTCCGCCGTGGTATGTTGTTTTAGGTGTAGTCATTCTAGTAAACCTATCCACCACTTGATCAGAATACATTTTAGTTTTACTTGCTGCATTAACTGCTATTTTACCTAACCCTAACCCAAAAAGTTCTGCAACGGGTAGAACTTGTTTCAGTCCTTGTGGTCCATAATCAGAATCTACAGATTGCCCAGTTTGTGGTTGATTAAGTGCATGCCAGTCCTCGTCTGTCAGTGCTCGTGGTGGAATGCCTAATCTAGAAGACATTTCTACTTCGCTCTCGGTTATTGGTCCACGGTCGATTTCTTCTTGGAGTTTATCTAGTGCAACTTCATAATCACTTAATGTGCCTATGCTCACTTTTTAGGCTCCAGATATTTAACATCATCACCTGCTAACTTTAGTAGCTCCTCATCAGATAAATTTTCTAGCCTTTCTACTTGCTCTGCATTAATAATATTTATTTGTGTTGCATTTTCAGGAGCGAAAAGGCCATGTAATTTACATAATGAATCTACAATGTTTTTTTCTTCGGTAGCATTAGCTGATTTTCTATGAGCTTCGAGATACATACTAGTCGCAGTACCTTTATCAAAGTTATACTCTCGTCTAGATTCTTCGCGTAAATAATTAACCGCTTGTATAATTTTAGGCTTCTTAAAAATATCATAAACAGAGTCCATATCCTGATATCCCGCCGCTCGTCCAGCAGCAGCTTTTGTCATTCCTCTTAAATAACACAGGATTAACCGTTCTTCTTGTACGCTTAATTCGTTTAAATGTATGCCCATATAAGGGTAGTGGGACTGTAATTCAGCTCTTTCAGAATTTGCCATGTAAATATAGTATCAAATTTCACCTTTGGTCGTCACTATATTCTTTATCCACCAGTAAAACATATCTTCAGTTAAAGTATGTTTCATTGTGTTGATTCTATGACATACAAGCTGGATATTTCCTGGTGTGTAATGTAAGTTAGGATTAATTCTATCTATTGATACATTAAAATCGTGTACACCAGTACCATCTTTAATATGTGTCATGTGTACACCGCTGATGGCACATCGTCCTTTTTGTTTATCCCATATCTGTATTAAATATCCAGGGTCGATGGCCCATTCCATTTCTGGGTTTTTCTTGTTTCTTGAGTATTTCAACTGAGTGCACAAATGAGAAAGGTAAGCTTCTGGAGTTGCACTCCTACTTCTGTTTTGTTCAGCTGTTCTACATTTTTTGCAAATAGATCTATTCCATTTCCCTTTAAGAACTTCAAACTCTTTTATGGGTCGATCCTTTTTACAATCAGCACATGTCCTTGTACTCATCAGGGCACTTTAGCATAGAAAATTTTTTATAGAAATTTTTTATAAAAGTATATCCATATATCGCTCGCTCAGGGGGGTCCCAGTGCCTGCCAACCAACCCCCGAACCCCTTTTTCGTTATACTTTCTCTTGCATTTGGAAATCGACTTGTGGAACCTTGTTTTGGCTTTTTTTACTTGTACCCTTCGGGCACAAGACTATTGGGTATTGTGAGTGGGAGTAATTATTCACTCATTTGTTTAACTAATGGAGATATAACCATGGCTAATGAAGCTAAAATAATATATGACGTGTTCTTTGTCGGTCACGCTTACAAAAACGACACAATGGCTGGTACTAACTGGGTTCAAGCTGGGACTGGCTTCCCAACTGACGATGGTTCAGGTATCAATATCCAATGGGAGACTTCACTACCTGAAGAAATCAGAGAAGTTGTTGTCAACGCTAATGGTGACACTATACATAGACTGTTACCTGTCAAAGTGTGTGTCAAACAACGTCAACCTAAACAAGCAGTTGCCAAAACTTCTAAGAAAGCACCTGCTAAGAAAGCGGAGAGTAGCAATGCCATCCCTTTTTAAGAAAGGTATCGCCCACCTAAAAATGGGCACTACTGACCTTGTCGGTGGTACATTGGAGTTCGCATCAAAGTTCGCTCATGATGTCGAGCATGAAGTTCAATCAATGAAGGATGAAAAGCTAAAAGTCAAGGAAGACACGCTTGCTGAGAAAGTCTCACTTCTTGAGGATAAAATAGCCCTCTGTAAACACTGCAAGGCTACTGGATATCAATCTGACCGAATTAACTGGGACGAAGATATCGCATTCCTTGAAATGGAGCTACAGCAACTGAAAAATGAGAGAGAGCCCCAACAAATGGAACTCCCACTCTAGCTAGAAGAAGCCTCAATGTCCTTCGGGCATTGGGGCTTTTTTTATGCTATTACATTACATCATAAAGGTTCGGGGGTTGGCTGGGCTGGTCGTGTGCGTGCGTGCATTTACTACTATCATAGATGATTTTACTACTATCATCAGCGAGCTGTGTGCGAGTCTGATATTGGTCATGGGACTATTTCCTCTGTGAAATGCCCTGGATCCAAGAGCCCCCTGTGTACCGGTGTGTACCGGCAACCGCCACAATAGTGGTACACGCTTAAACTATTGATTTTAAAGGCTTTTCACGGATGTGTACCACGTGTACCATGTGTACCGGCAAATTTCGCTATTTGACCATGGACCATTGTTCATAGATAACTCTTATTTATCGTTTAAAATGAAAAACAAGTGGTACACCTGGTACACAAGGACCATGGACCATAGATAAAGGTAATAGAATCAAGGACTTACGTGTGTACCACCACCTACAAATCGAGGTGGTACACAACAACGCCTCATTCGGACGTTTTACTAACAGAATCAACAACATAGGTGTGTACCACTGTGTACCACCTAACTCTCACTCTTCGAGCGAGAGACTAAAGGTTTTTATGAGGAGATATATGAGTATCTCTTAAATTAACCAATAAATGGAGAAAAACAATGTTAATAACAAGAATATCCCTACTTACAGGGAAAACACACCAAAAAGACATAGCAGTTAATCCAGAACTCTTGCGAGCGTATGAAGAAGGGAAAGGGCTTATACAAGACCTATTTCCTGACTTACCTACTGACGACAGGGAGTTCATGATGACCGGTATAACTAAAGAAGAGTGGGAAGACGCTTTCGGCGGACCGCTTGACGTAGAGTCAGACGATGAAATTGGGGGAATACAATGATTGAATTTATAAACAGCATACCAATGTTCGCAGAGCCGATGGCTACAGAAGTATTACACGCTGTCCTAGCATTCTTAATGTTAGGGCTAATAGTAGCGTTGACTGAACTATGGAGCACTAGAACTCAGAAGAAAAGACTTGAAATAGAGCTTGAATGCTATAAAGCAACGAGGTTCTCATTACAAGAACTAGAAGAGTTTGAGAAGAGCATAGAACGTGAACCATCAATCATCGACCAAGTACTTAACAAGGAGTAAATCATGGAAATACTTATAGGACTTATCATAGGTCTAATACTAGGCTTCTTTGGGTCATTTCACATATTTGTACAACAACTAGAAGAAATGACTGAAGAAGAGTTACTTTGGACCAATAAAGTTTTAAAGGAATTGAACAATGAACGTTAGCATTCAACAAGAGACTGAACGTTTGATAAATGTTCATTCTGGTGGAGTCAATCCCCATGAAACTCACATGTTATTTGACGACTTTGATGATGTAGAGATGTTCATACTTATGTGTGACTTTGTTAGATATAAGTATTGTGACAGATATCGATTATATTACTTACAAAGTTCATGGAATTTCCGATGGGGGAAGAAAGCCCCCCTTGGAATAGGTCCCTTTTGTTAGGGATTGTAGTTTGATTAAACCTCGACGATGTATGTTGGGTGTTTTTTCATATTTTTTAATAACCAGCTATTTATAAGGAGAAATTATTATGGCTAAATCACAATTTGACCCAAGTGAATTGGAAACTGAAGAGTTACTTACACCTGAAACGACTGATAAAGACGCTTTCAATGATGATACTTTAGCAGACCCTGAGGGTGCTGAAGCTAGAGAGCCTGAAAACAGAGGCACTTTATATCCAACATATTTATATCGTGACTATAAAGTCGGCGAAAACGATGCGTTGGTTCCTAATCAATCAGCTATTGATGCAGTTATGGCTATCTTTGAAGAGAAAGCTGAAACACCAGTTGCTGAAGGTAAGGAGAAGCAATTTGCTAAAGACCTTAAAGCAGTTGTAGCTGGCAGGAAGCCACTACTAGCTGTTGATGCACCATCATCTGGTATTCAATGCCTTCGTGAGATGACTAATGCATGGAGTGAATTTTCTAGTCTAGTATATGACTATGTAAATTCTTCTCAATCCATTAGCAAAGAAGACCAAATGCCTGATTGGCTACTTCAACGTGAAGCCAAAATGGTAGACATGGGCTACAAAGCAAGGCTATTGAGAGAGGCTAATTCAGAATTATTCAGCGACTATAACTTACCGGGTAAGTTTGAGCTGAATAGAACAAGAGTTAGACAATCAATCGAATCTAGGTTCGAGAGATTAGCAGCTTGGCATACTTCCCAGCATAGAGAATCTACTGCTGGCGATAAGATGCAGAAAGCGAGCTCCGAATTCGCACAAAGTATTGCGGATAATGCTTAAATAGTTTTATGAGTTGACTTAAGCATAGAAGAAGGTGGTAAAAAATAACCCCACAGTATGAGCAACTATGCAAAGTAACTCACTAGAACTCCCCCGGAGCAAAAAGATAGAGAAGTTTGTCTATTTAATCTCTATCTTATAGAAGAAATAGACTAAAAATCGCCCAGTAAGCTGTCTTGATTGTCTATCAAAAGCAGAGCTTGCTGGGCTTTTTTTATGCCAACAAGGAATAAGAATTAACACAACCAATGATGTAGTTCTGGGAAGGTTGGTAAACTTCACGGTGCTGAAGGTTCATTGGAAGCACCACTTATTAAATAGCCAAGGGTTTTTAATAATCTTTTATTTACCTTCATTGAGGGGTTAGCTCACCCAAGAAGCTAGGAACGAGTTAGTGCATAGTGGTATCCCACAAAGTGCCACTTTGCACGTTTTTATTAACTAATGGAGAATAATTATGGGAATTGAAATAGAAAAAAACATACCTATACCTAACACACGACAAAAATCATCAAAATACTATTTTGACATATACAGTCTAGAAGTAGGTGATTCAATTTTCTGTCCAACTGAAAATATGGCTAGAGCAATATTTTTAAAATTAAAACGCCATGGTTTTAAAGGGACAGGAAAAAAATGGGAAAATGGCTTCAGAGTTTGGAGGACAGAGTAATGGGACTAGATCAATATGGTGGTTGGTTACAAAAACCAACTAAAGAAGAACAATTACATGGCAAAATTGTAAATGAGCCTGTATTTGAACATAACTGTGAGTTTGACTGGCGTAAACATGCAAAATTACAAAAGTTTATGGAAGACATATGGTATACCCGAGAAACTGACGGGGAAGACATGTTTAATGGTCAAACATTATTACTCACTAGGGAAGATATATTAAATTTGCAACAGTTTTTATTAAACGATAATCTACCTGAATCTGAAGGTGGGTTCTTTTTTGGGCATCAATTTCAAGATGAGTCTGCTGAACAATACAAAGAACAAGATCTAGAATTCTGTAAAGAAGCACTCAAATGGCTAGATGAAGGCAAAGAAGTATTTTATGAGTGCTCATGGTAAAAAGTTCCCGAAATACACAACAGACACGACCTCGTTGGGCAGTACGCGTGCGATATCCTGAGTTAACTAACTGGCCCCTCAGGCGACAGATACCGTAAATGTTGTGTATTTCACCAGTTCCCGTAATGTGCAGTTAATGAAACGACCACTGAAAGCCTGCATTGTAATGATATATCACGCATGGCGAGGAGTTGCATTAACAGCTGACCCTTAAAAGGGTATAAAACAACCTTAGGTCTGATACATAGGTAGTGGTTTGCTTAAGAATTCGGCGGAACCAGAAAAAATCGAACCCTAACTGTACATTACAACCCTGCGACAGTATATGTCGCATGTGTAAGTTATTATCCTACGATGATATTTTTTATGTATTTCTATAAACCAAATAAGGAGTAAATTATGGCACAAGAAATGAATATCCCCCCAATTAAGGCTCAAGATTTATCAAAAGAAATTATTGATAATGTTCGAGCTGGTATTAATACATTTGTCTGGGGTCCCCCAGGTATAGGTAAATCACAATTAATGCATCAAGTTGCAAATAAATTAGAAAGACCAATATTGGACTTTCGTGCAAATTTATTTGATCCAGTAGATGTGCGTGGAATACCTTTTCACGAAGCTATGGAAGGAACCAATATGACATATTGGGCACCACCTAGCATCTTCCCTTACGAGCATAGAGATTCACCAGAAGGTATTTTCTTTCTAGATGAATTAACTACAGCACCTACAGCTACACAAAATGCTTTCTTACAACTATGTCTAGACGGAAAAGTTGGTGACTATACATTACCAAACGGCTGGTCAATAGTTGGTGCAAGTAACAGATTAGCAGATATGGCAGCTGTTTATGAAATGACATCAGCTATGAAAGATAGATGGCTTCATTATGTATTAGAACCTAATGTAGAAAATTGGTGTGAATGGGCAGCTGAAAATAACATATCAGATGTTATAACTTCTTTTATAAGATTTAGACCAAATTTATTACATGATTTTGATCCTACCTATACTGCATTTCCAACTCCTAGAAGTTATGAAGTTTTAAATAAGAAACTACAAATGAATGATAATTCAGAAGAAGCTAGATTCTTTGCTGGAGTATCAGCTATTTTAGGACAAGGTGCAGCAGGTGAATTTGTAACGTTTAAAGAAAACAGAGACAAAATGCCTGATATAGAGAGCATCATTAGACAACCTAATGCAGCAAAAGTTCCTAAAGATGAACCTGCAATTATGTATGCAATAGCAGGTGCATTAGCAGCTAAAGCTACATCTGATAACTTTGACAAAATATGTACTTATGCAGGACGTATGGCTCCAGAGTTTCAAGTAGTTTTAATGAGAGATGCATTGTCTAGAACTAGATCATTGGGATCGCACCCTGCATATCAGCAGTGGGTTAGTAAAAACGCAACGGAGATATTGTAATGGCAACAGTAAGAATGAGCGACAGACTTGTATGGGGTATACGAGATGAAGCTAAAAATCAATTCGATAACATAAACCCAAAAAAAGAATTTCCTATGTCTATAGGAGATGCTATTTATAGGGAAAAAATTGAACCCTTCATGAATAAAGTTACACCCATAATCGAGGAATATAAATTTAAAGATGCTTTAAAGATAGAAGCTCATGAAGAATTACACATAGGATTATTAGGTGTAAATGACACTAGATCAGATAATGCTAGAGTTCCTATGAGTGCTTCAAGAGAAGTGCCTACAACTAGTTATAGTTCTTGTACTATAGATTTAGAAGCTACTGATAAAAATGCTATAGCAATTAAAGAAATACTAAATTTCAATGAAGACATTTCCATTCGTAGAATCGAATATGAAGATAAAGTAAAAGAAGCTTTAGAAAACTTTACTACTCTTAATCAAGCTCTTAAAGCATGGCCTGCTGTTAAGAAATTAATACCAGATGAAGAAAAACATTTGTTAGCTAGAGTCTATGAGAAAGTTCAAAGGAAAAAGAAACAAGATCAGCAAAGAGCTGAGATTGAATTAAATGAAACTGAACTTAACGAAGTAATCTTAACTAATTCATTAATAGGAGGAGACTAATGAGTGATTATCATTGGAACCAAATACGCCACAGAAAAAACCTTGATATGCCTGACTTTAGAAAGGACTATCCTCTTTTAGTTAAATATAATGGAGTTTGGAGTATTCCTGACGACTTACCTGCTAGAGCACATGTGGAAGCAGAGTGGAATACACAAAATGAAGAAGCAAGAGCAAAAGAATATGCTTGGGAAATAAAAGTTCATGAAGAAATTCTTATAGAAGAACTTAAATCCACAAGGAAAAATAAACAACATCTTATAGATGTATTTGATTATTTCTTTGTAAATGGGTGGAAATACAATAAATATATGTGGAA